AGTTACGCTTTGTTCAAAAGGTATCTCGGAATTTAAGGGTGCTGACGTAACCTATTTTGTGGCAATTGATTCTAAGTCGACTTATAACAAAGGATAGAAAATATGAATGAACAAATGATGGGTCAACCCCAAGAAACTGTTACCTTGACTATTGGCGATGTTGCCACTGTTGTCCAGGTAATTGATGTAGTGACACGCCGTGGTGGGTTTCAAGGAAATGAACTCGCAAGCGTAGGTATGCTTCGCAACAAGTTGGAGGCATACGTTAATCAAAATGCACCACAACAACAGCCTGATGCAATGCAGGAAGTTGATGTTGCAATGCCTGCTGATGGTCCTGATGGCCCTCTCGCAGACAAGGTTGTTAGCTAACAATCTTATGGGGAGGAGGGTTGACTTCCTCCCCTTTTTATTATATAATATGTTCTATATCATGATGACAAAGGTGAAAAAATGGTTGATTCTAAATCAAACGAAGTGCTGTGGGTGGAAAAATACCGTCCTCAAAAAATTGACGACACTATCCTACCAGCCAAAACTAAAGACATATTCAAAAAATTTGTAGCAGATGATTCTGTTCCCAATCTTCTCTTAACTGGTGGTCCAGGTGTTGGCAAAACTACTATCGCCAAAGCTATGCTTGACGAACTTGACTGTGATTATATTGTTAAAAACGGTTCACTTAATGTCAATATCGACACACTCAGATATGAAATCTCCACGTTTGCCTCAGCGGTTTCCTTATCAGGTAGTCGAAAATACGTCATCTTTGACGAGGCGGACTATCTCAACGCAACATCTGTTCAACCCGCACTCCGCAATTTTATTGAGGAATATTCAGCAAACTGTGGGTTCATCTTTACTTGTAACTTTAAAAACCGCATAATCTCTCCATTACGTTCTCGACTATCTGAAATTGATTTTTCTATTGAAACATCAGAACGTCCAGCTCTTGCAGCACAATTCTTTAAACGCGTACAGGCAATTCTTGATCAGGAATCTGTATCGTATGATAAAAAGGTTGTGGCAAAGGTTATCGAAAAACACTTCCCAGACTTCCGTCGCGTATTGACTGAACTACAATCCTATGCAGCATCCGGCAATATTGACGAAGGTATCTTCATTAATATCAAACAGGAATCCATTGACGAACTGTTCCGTTTGCTCAAGGAAAAAGACTTTACAAACATGCGTAAATGGGTTGCCAATAACTCTGATCAGGACATGAATGAAATGTTCCGTCGGATTTATGATGCGGCAACCGACAAGGTTGAGTTCCGTAGTCTACCTGGGTTCGTTGTCACTATGGCTGATTATATGTACAAGGCTAATTTCGTGGCTGATCTTGAGGTCAATATGGTTGCCTTCCTAACTGAGGTGATGATCGAAAGTGAGTTTAAATAATGGCAATTAAATCAGGATGGAATAAACCAGTCACAATTGGTGGTATTGATTATCAAAAATCAAATACTACCAACGATCGTTATATCATCACCATTGATGAGGAACTGAAAAAAACCAAGGATTATGAAGAGGTTATTCGCGTAGTAAAAACGCTTATGGATTCTGGTCTTTGTCGGATGGGCGAAGGATATTGTATCAGTACTAGTGATATAGTTTTCAATCACTTCGCTCACAATAATATTAAAAGTCATCTTTGTGAAGTACAGCTTTCAATAGCTGATCAGGATGAGCGAAACATGCATTATATTGGGTTTGAAAACAAGAAGGAATGGGAACCAGATGAGATACTTACTCACTGTGTTGTAGTTACTGACACAGAAATTCCTATGATTGTTGATTTATCAATTGCTCATCATCTACCTAAGGGTATGTGGGCTGTAGTGGAAAGAGCTCACAATTATGGTGATAAAGTACTTAGTACATTTAAATACAAAAATACAAGTTTTATTTACCAGGAAAAGGAAGGATTCCCTAATCTTCCTCGCTACCATCAAGCCAGTATTCTTGATCGGATCTCCATGGATAATAGGATCAATGAACAAATTAATAAAATTAAAACTCTAAATTATATTGGTATTGGATTGAGTATCTTTGCGGTACTAAATGTAATTGGTAAAATGTTTATCGATGGGTATGAATAATGGGCGAATGGATGAAACGACTTATCGAAAAGCATACTTGTTTCTTTTGCAAGGAAACTGCGGATCGTAAGGACTGTTTTACTATAAATATGGATACACTGGAGGGAAAACATAAGGTCAACATATGCCCAAAGTGTGCTAATGAATTTGACGATATTATGAAGGAATTGGAGATTGTAATTGAAGAACGAAATAACACCATTTGATTTTATTAAGGCGGCATCCGAGACTAAACAGGACCTTATTCACGAAAGTGAAAATCCCGATCTCATCGAAAAACAGTATACGCCATATATTGTAAACCGTGGGTTTGCAAACTTTAATGATACTGTTTTGCATGCTAATGAAATGAACATGCGGTCCCATCTTTTTTCAGATGCTCAATTCCAATACTATCGCGCGGCCCTGCGCAAACGTAAACGCTGGTCCAAATGGCACAAAGCAGATAAGAATAAAGATCTTGATGCAATCCAGAATGTATATTCGTGTAATCGAACAGTTGCTAAACTTTATTTAAAGGCTCTATCTCCAGAGCAACTTGCCACTGTTCATGAAAAATTAGTAACTGGAGGTACTTCGAAATGATATATCCTACAGTTTGTCGCCAATAATAACTATAATAAAAAAGGTGAAAATATTATGCAAGAGGAAGATATTTTTAAGGGTGTAGGTGTAGAAGTAAGGCTACCAACTCAAGATAGTTTTTTAAAAATTAAAGAAACGCTAACAAGAATTGGAATTTCGTCTCGGAAGGAACGTAAACTTTACCAGTCGTGTCACATTCTACACAAAAAAGGTAGATATGCAATTCTCCATTTTAAAGAATTATTCATTCTGGATGGTAAACAAAATACGTTTACGGATGAGGATAGAGCCCGAAGAAATACGATTGTGAATCTTTTGGATGAATGGGATCTACTAGAGCTGGTGGACCCAAAATCAACTGAAGATCCAGTCGCACCACTCAATCAAATTAAAATTATTTCTTTTAAAGAGAAAAACAACTGGGACCTTGAAGTCAAATACAATATTGGGAAAAAATAAATTATGTTGAAAATCTATGTTATGAATGAAAATGCGGAAATGCCCTCCTTTGCTACGGAGGGCTCTGCATGTTTTGATATTAAAGCATGTATCCAACTCGGTACAGAGGTCACATCCTATAACACATGGAATAAAAAAACAAAGGTTATTCCTAAAGTTATTGCAGGTGTTCCGTCAATTCAGATCACTCCAGGAGACCGAGTATTGGTTCCGACTGGTCTAATTTTTGACATCCCAGAAAAACATGTTTTAAAACTGTATAATAGGTCGAGCACAGGTTTGAAAAAAGGCCTGATGCTTCCTAATAGTGTCGGCATTATTGATAGTGATTATGTAGAGCAATCGTTTATAATGCTACAAAATATGTCTGAAAGTCTTGTCGTAATCCAACACGGTGAGCGACTTGCACAGGCAATGTTGGAACCAGTATATGATTATTCATTGATGGTTTCTGAGGAAAAACCTCAACAAAAAACGTCGAGAGACGGAGGCTTCGGTAGTACCGGAGATAAATAAATGTGGTCCTAGGGGTTGACATTGTCAATCCTAGGTACTATATTAACTAAAGGAACGCCTTACGGGTTCCGCTTCAAAATAATCTTGCTTAATTAAAAAGGAGATAGCAAAATGAATACACGTAGACTAACTACAGAACTTCTGAACGATCCGTTCTTTATTGGCTTTGACCGCGTACTTGATCGAATGAGAGACGCAACACCAGGCCAAACAAATTACCCTCCCTATAACATCGTAAAAGTTGACGAAGACAACTATGCCATTGAGTTGGCTGTCGCTGGGTTCAACAAGAATGAGCTCACTATTGAGCTTAAAGAAGGTGTTCTCTATATTGAGGGCAAAAAGAGCCATGATGATGTTGACGAATCAACTCAATATCTTCATAAAGGTATTTCGGCTCGTTCGTTCCGTCGCAGCTTCACACTTTCTGATACGATCGTTGTGAGAGGTGCCGACTTTAATGATGGTATTTTGAAGATTAATCTTGAAAATGTAATCCCTGAGGAAAAGAAACCTAGGGTCATTGAAATCGGTGGTGGTTCAACATTTGATCAAGAACTACTAACCGAATAAATTTTATTATTATGAAGAACAGTAGGAGGTCGTTCAGGCCTCCTATTTTATTTCACAACACACAGGAGACAAATATGAAAAACCTATGCGTACCAAATGTTACTTTTAAAACACGAGTTCGTGATGACAGTATTGATGGACCAAATCCTTACCGTTGGCAGGATGTAACAAGCAAAGACTATTTTGATGGTAAAAGAGTCCTAGTATTTTCACTTCCAGGTGCATTTACACCAACATGTTCCACATATCAAGTTCCAGGCTTTGAAGAAAACTATAACAAGATTCGTGATCTTGGTATTGATGAAATTTACTGTGTATCAGTAAACGATTCGTTTGTAATGAATAAGTGGGCAAAGGATCAATGTGTCGAGCGCATTAAAATGATCCCAGATGGTAATGGCCAATTCACTCGTCAAATGGGAATGCTTGTCGAAAAGGAAAATCTTGGTTTCGGTACTCGTTCTTGGCGTTATGCGATGGTTGTCAATAACGGTGTCGTA